ATGTGGAAAAAACTGATCAGAAAAACTATAGGGAAACGGAAAGAAGAGGTTCACAAAGATGACGACGTTGTTTTTGTTAACTTCGAGGTGGATCGGAAAGGTATCATCCGGACGCTTATTGACGATCATCGGGATGCGGCCATGTATAGGCATGCTCTTTGTGCCATACACTTGAAATTGATAGGCATGTCGTCAGGTGCTACTCCTCACTATGAAGACAAAACCGGTTTTGTTCGTCCTATTTTTAAGGAAATAAAACGTTTACGAAAACGTATAGAAGAGCTGGAAACGACAGTAAAGGAATATGAAGAGAAAGGAGTCTGCATACGATGAATGTTCCTGTATTATTAAAAATGAAGGACCGAAAAGAAAAATAACTTAACAAAAATCATAATGATTATGAGTAATATAATTGAGAGACAAATAAAACTAATGGGTATCAATCAAGTTATCAAACGTTATTCTATCATGCTTGATGAACTTCGATTTACAATAAATGAGCAGGTTGATACAAAACGCGCTTCAGTGCTCTCTGATATAGAGGAAGTTTTAGAGAATATACTATATAGTATAAAAGAAAGGCATACTGTCCTCAAATAAACCGAGGACAGTATGCCTTTCTTTATTCGATAATGTTCATCTTGGAAATATTGTTAGCGATTTCTCCTACAGCCATAAAATCGAATCTCTTTATATATTCAGATAATTCGGTGTATTTGACTGAAAAAGAAATGCGTTTAACATCAATTGATTCATGCTGTTTGAGATTGGCCTCAACTTCTTCATAGCGTGAACCATATTTACTTGACTCTAAAAGTAAAACAGTGCAAGTTAGTTGATCTCTTGCTCCCACACCTAATATCGTTGAATCGGCTAATCCAAAACCTACTAGAAAATACTTGCTTGGATCTATTCCATGATTTTTAAGTAAATTCCAAAAGATTTCTCCTCCGGTTTTACTATCAATAGATATAAGTCCCATCATGTCGTTGTACTGTGTACCAACGACTTCTTTTAAAATGTCAATATTCTTCATGTTTCTATATTTATTGGCTTGCGCCGGTTATTAAATCATTGTGTTTTTACGGATGCTAAACTTAACGAGACCCAATGCGTTGATACTTTTGACCGGTATGTCCATAGGATCGTGATGGGGGTTATAACTGACTAATTTGACATAGTTTTCTACGTCTGAACGATTGATGTATTTAACAGCAAGGTAGTCGTCTCCATCCATATCGAATGAAACCAGATACATCTCGCCAAAGATCAAATAATCCAAGTTGTAGATCTCTTTGTAGGCTATAATATCGCCTGATTTTAAAAGAGGATACATGCTATCACCATTTACATAGACCGCGCCATCACATTTGGGGATATCCGGGATCATGATTTCTCCTAAGATATTCTGATCCTTATTATCGAATAGAGTACGGAGATTGGCTGCCGCTGCCACATCATATAACTTTATTGCCTGCTGATGAATCTTTCTTTCAGTTATTTTGGGCTTATGTAGGATTGTTATTTCCGGAAAATCCTCCTTTTTGGGAGCATCCTTGTTATTCATCAGTGCCACTTCCTCGCTATTCAACATAGAACCACGTCCAGTGAGGAGCCAGTTAGCATCTATATTGTAAGACTTGGTAAGCATTGCGGCCAAATCAGTCCCTACATTCATTCTTTGATTCAGAATCTCTGAAAACTTGGATGGCTTTATTTTCAAGTTATCACATATAGCTGCTTTGTTTGGCTCTATATTATTTGATAATAAATAATTTACGGCTTCTATAAAACGTGCATTTATCATCCCCTTTTCCATGTTTTCTGAAATTTAGTTTCAAATAATCTGAATTTTCATTTGCTATTTCAGAATTTCTGAATAGCTTTGCAGAGTCTTCCAAAGGAAAGACGCTCTAAAGATACAACAATCTTCAAACATTAAATAGATATGGAAGAAAAAAAGAAAATCATTGAAGTTGACAAAAAGGTTAAAGTCGAAATCCAGACAAAACTTAAAGTTACTATGCGGACGATAGTCGAAGCCTTGCAGTTCAACACAAACAGCCCTACGGCCAAGTTGATCCGCGCCTACGCTTTAAATCATGGAGGGCGTATGTACGACCTAACGATCAATATCGAGAAAAAAGAGGTAGAGAACCCTTATAGGGAGGTAACAATCATTTAATCACTTTTAAAACAAGATTGAAAATGGAAACAAATCTGCAAGTATTTTACAATGAGGAGTCGAATGTGAACATTCGTACACGAATGATTGACAATGAAAATTATTTTGTCGCAAAGGATGTTTGTGATGCGCTTGGCATCAGTAACAGTCGAGATGCAATGAGCCGTCTTGATGAAGATGAAAAAGCTATGTCGGTACTACCGACACAGTTTGGAGAAAAGGCCATGAATATGGTTAACGAATCCGGTCTCTATAATCTGATCTTCCAATCCCGCAAACTCGAAGCTCGTGCCTTTCGCAAATGGGTGACCAATGTTGTTCTTCCCTCCATCCGTCAGACCGGGCAGTACCGGATAAAGGGCGAAGCGGAGTGCATGCGCGAGCAGCAACAACGCCAGCGCCTGCCCCTTCCGAAGTACCGCCCGTTCTTCAATGAGTGGAAACAGCGGGTGAAGCCCTATATCAGCCGGGAGGAGTTGGAGAATGTGGCGAATGCGATGGCCGTTAGCCTGTCGCACGTCCGCAAAGTCTATGCCGGAACGGCGGTCAGTGCCCAGGTCGTTCGTGAGATAACCGATGAGGCGATGTATAACCGGAAGCGCAATGTCTTTTATCCGGAGAAGAAGCCGGTGTGCGAGCAGATGTGCATCGAGTGGGATGAAAACAATTGAGAACGGACAATTAACAATTTAGAATGATGGATACAGAACATACATTTAATTCATACTCGGGTCCGTTTTCTCGCTTAGTAGATCTACAAGACTTGTCTCCTTCACGCAAAGAGTTGATTCTTTCCCATTGTGGATTTCCACGAACGGATGCTTCAAAGGACGGTAGAACCGATCCGGGAACGGGTAAACTGCCAGTAGTTTCTGCGCCTGGCTTCTCACATCGAATGAGCCGCCAACAAACAGGTCATAACCTTGAAACAGGCTGTCCACAATCTCCCGAAACTCCTTTATCGAAGATAATGAATCTGAGGAGGAACGGAAATAAACAAGATCTGCAACGATACCTTGAAAATATGTACTCAGATCATTGCGTATTTCGTCAAACACTGGGGCATTCTCCTCTATCGCATAGTCGATTTTTCGCAGACTTGCGGCAGCAATTAAAGCGTCTTGAACAAACCGGCGATTTACATTGGCCGCATTAGTGTCCAGATAGGCGATGACATAGTTCAATCGCCACTTCTTGGTAGTTTTCTTGAGTGAATTCATAATGATAATTTTTAGTGTTCACCTACAAAGGTAGGCAATTTAACCGAAGACCGAGACTATTCCGCCCAAGAAAGCTGGCGACTTGCAAGTACCGGAGCGAGACCGGGGGCGGAACGATTGAATTAATAATTAAAGAATGAATATGGAAACAAAGAGAATTGACTACAAAGCGCTGTGTGAGGCTCCTTTTGAGATGGACGCGCCGTATGAAGACAACTTCCGTATGCTGGTCTATACCGGCAGGAAAGAGGAGGAACGCCCGGTGTTCCGCGTGGTGATCGCGAAGGGCGCGTGTAAGGTTATCATCGGGCAGCAGGGTAAGGAGTTCTGGGGAATCACCGGGTTGGATACGAAGACAGGCGAGAGCCAGTGGTACAATTATAACGACTGCGTGAGCCTGGAGAACTGGGTGGTATTGGACCGCCTATTGGCAAAACGGTTCGGCTGGATGGAAAAGATGGATCCGGGGCTGGTGTATGAGACGAAAGTGTTAGCGAAAGCGCAATTGGCGGAGGGCTGATCATGAAAGCGAAAGTGATTCTTTACGGATGGGCCATCAGTTGGCTGTTCCTCCTTGCCGGGGCTGATACGATGGAATATGGAAACTTTGCAGTGGGGGTTCTGCTCTTTGCGGTATGGGTGGTGTTCAGCCTGCTACTGATAGGAAACGAGAAGGCGTGCGGCGAGGAAGCGGACCGCTTCGAGGCATGGATGGATAAGGCAATGCTGTGGCTGATGGGCGGCAGCGACAAGGATAACAATCATGTGTGTTAGTCTTAAGATTGATTTAGGTTGATTCGGTACGCGGCCCGCGGTACGAGGGTGGTATCCCGGATAGTTCAGTCAGGTAGAACACTCGAAACTGGTAATTCAGGCGACATGGTCAGCGGTTCGAATCCGCTTCCGGGAACAAGATAAAGAAGACAGAGTGAACATGGAGTATTATAAAAACATATTATGTATCTCTTACGCAGAGCTGACCTCCGGTGATCCGGATGCGGTGGAAGAAAAGGACCGTCCGGTCCTGACAGAGGCAAGTTTCAAATACTGCCGGTCGAAAAAGTTGATCCAGGTAGTACGCCGGGCTTGCTACGGGCAAACCGTCTTGGTATCCTACCACTCCCTGCCCGATCGGGTGAAGGAACGGGTGATCCGGAAGTATGGCGATCCGGAACAGCGGACAGGCCAATACGTGCTCCGCAACATGGTGACACGCGACACGAATGCCGAACAGTTCTATAAGGACTACACCTTGGACGACAAAGGCTTCGAACATCTGGACCCGGTCTATGTCGAGTTGTACACCGCCAATGCTTCCGTCCTGAATGCCGTGATCCGGCTGACCTCCGACCGTGAATTGTTCATCAAGTCTTACGGACGTCCTTTCTTCCGGGTCTGGCAGGAGACCAGCGGCGAGCTGAACGGCATCCAGGAGGAATTAGGCTGCCGCCTGCCCAAAAATCACCTGTCGCTGAAACGGCTGGCCGACCGCTACCGGTCGGAGAGCTACATAGCCCTCGTATCCGCCAAGTTTGGTAACCGGAACGCCCGCAAGAACAAGTTGAAAGAACAGGACGCGCTGATCGTGGAATTGATCGGCGACGGCCGCAACATCGACAACGAAACAGTCGCCCGGCTCTACAACGCCGTGGCCGACCGTATGGAGTGGAAGCGGATCACCGCGAAGACGGTCGCCAACTATAAGAACGAACATCCCGAAGCGTTTGCCGGGCGACATGGCAAAAAGGCGTTTGCCAACGAGAAGCTGATGCAGGTGAAACGTTCCACGCCCACTGCCCCGATGTATTTCTGGTGCGTCGATGGGTGGGACACGGAATTGCTTTACAAGAGCCGTGCCACCGACCCCCGAACGGGCCGAAGCGTCACCACCTACCACCATCGCCCGACAGTGATCGCCATTATCGATCCTTTCAACTACTACATTGTGGGCTATGCCATCGGACGGCACGAGTCGCCCGACCTGATCCGCGCCGCCTTCCGCAATGCCTTCGAGCATACGGAAAAACTCTTGGGTGGCAGCTTCCAGCCTTGGCAGATCCAGTCGGACAACTACCAGAAGAAACAACTCTTCCCCTTCATGCAAACACTTACGCAGCATTTTACACCCGCTGCCGTAGGCAATGCCAAGGCAAAGCCGATCGAACCTTTCTTCAATCGCTTCAACCGGAAATATTTCCGTCTGATGCCCAATACCAGCGGCCATGGCGTGAAGAGCGGCCGAGCGGTGCAGGTGAGCGACGATTGGATCGAATCGCATAAAAAGAGCTTTCCCGATTACGCCGGTTGCTGCTCGCAGATCGAACAGGTAATCGAGCTGGATCGTACCACCAAACGCGAAGCCTATCTCCAGCGGTGGAATGAACTTGAAGCTGACCGCCGCCGTCCGTTCGACCCGGTACAACGCCTGTTGGCCTTTGGCGAGACCGCCACGCCCCGGAAACTCCGGGGAGACGGGATGCACCTCCAGGTGGGCAACGCGCAATTTGTTTATGACAGCTTCGATCCGGAGTTCCGTGCCTTGGGGCACGTTGATTTCTTCCTGCGTTACGATCCGTCAGATATGAGCCGGGTGATTGCCATCGAGAACATCGGCACGCAAAAGGCACCCATCGAGGGAGGCACGCGCTTCGTATTGGAACAAAAATACAGGCAACCGCTTGCCTTGGCCGATCGTAGGGAGGGGGATGCCGAAGAACTGGCCCGGGTACGGCAGTTCAACCAGGCAATGGTGGAAGATACGATCGAGAAACGCCGGCAAAGCGGTGAGATCGTCCGCGAGTTTTTCGATGAGAATGCCGAACGGTTAGCCGGAACGCTTACCGCCCATGTCATTACCGACAGCCTCGGCCGGCATAAGGATGTGCGCAATGAGGTGGCAGGCCGCAAGGAGACGGTTGCCTTGCCGGTACAACCGGCGGCCTTTTTGGGCGATGACGACGATTTCGACTTCGTCACAGGCGATCGGGAGTTTTTAAATGATTTTTAAACAGTATTCAAGATATGAACAGAAACGGATTAATGAAGCACGTAGGCGACTGGATCACACGCCTCGGCTCGCAAAACAAAGTGGCTGAACGGTGCGGCATCAGCAGCGCCTCGCTCAGTCAGTGGATGAACGGGAAATACGGCGCGGACACCACCGAGATGGACAAACGCATCGCCGCCGCATTAGGCTACCAGGAAGACGGCTGGCAGGTGGTCACCACCATACGGAACTACCGGAAGATCGAATTCGTCTTCCGTTCCTGCAAGCAGCAAAGCATGTGGATGGCTATATCCAACAAGGCAGGCAGCGGAAAGACGCAGACACTGGAACATCTCTTCAATCAGGATCTGACCGGATCCGTTATCTTCATGCAAGCCGAGGAGTGGAACTCGCGCCAATTCCTGCTGGAGCTTGCCGAACGTACCTGTGGCGTACCTCGCAGAGGCTATACCGACATTCCGACCCTTTTGAAGATGATCACCGAATACCTGAACGGCATGGCGGCCGACCATCCGATCCTGATCATCGACGAGGCGGACAAACTGAAGCCTGCCGCCTTCCGCAAGCTGATTCCCCTTTACAACCGCACGGAGCATCGTTTGGGCTGCCTGTTGGCCGGTACGGAGAACCTGCACAAGGAGATTGCCCGGGGCGTGCGCAACAACACCAAGGGCTACGATGAGATAGACAGCCGATTGGGCCGCTCGTACATCGAACTGCCCGGCGCGACCGAACAGGACGTGCTGGACATCTGCATGGCGAACGGGCTGGACAGTGAGACGGCCTCCCGTATCTGGAGCGAGGTGGAGAAGGTGAAACGCCTCGTGAAGGTACAGAACAAGAAAGGCGACACAAAAGAACGGAACCTCTATTTCTGCGAGGACCTGCGCCGCCTGATGCGCCTTGTGAAACGGGAACAGTTGGCCAACGAATTTGAGAGGATCTGATCGATGGGAAAGGTGTTAGGCGTACAACAGTTCCTCTCCGCCAAGAAGCGGCGGATGGAGTTTACCGGTGCCTGGTACGATCTCTTAGGCCGCCCGGCCCCCTACGGCACATGGATCATTTGGGGGCTGAGCGGTAGTGGGAAGACATCCTTTACCTGCCGTCTGGCGAAATACCTCGCCCGGTTCGGGCGGGTGGCCTACCTGAGTTTGGAGGAGGGCGACAGCCTCTCGCTGCAACGCTCTTTCGAAGACGCGGGAATGATGGAGGTGAACGGCAAGCTGGTATTGCTCGACATGGACATGGGCGAAATGCTGGAACGGCTCGAAAAGCCGAAAAGTTGGGACATCGTCATCATCGACTCCCTCCAGTACGCACGTCTCACATACGACGATTACTTGGAAATGGTGAAGAAGTTCCCGAAAAAGCTCTTCGTCTTCGTCAGCCATGCCGACGGCAAGAACCCCAAAGGGGGTACAGCCGATAGTATCCGCTACGACAGCCACTGCAAGATCTACGTGGAAGCCTTCCGCGCCACCGCCAACAGCCGTTTTCTTGACAAAGGGCAACAACAAAAGCCTTTTATCATCTGGGAGGAGAAAGCGTACCTCTATTGGAAAGACAAAATGATGGACAATTAAAGAATTAAAGTCATGGCAACAACAAAGAAACAAACCGCCCGCCGCGTCCCCTCGCACGCCCTCTTCTGGACGCTCTTGAAGGAGGTTCCGGGCTACGACCCGCACTATAAAGACGTGATCAAGGAGGGTATTGTGCATGAGCACAGCGGTGGCCGGACCACTTCGCTCAGCGAGATGTACACGAAGTACCCCCGCGAATACAGCCTCATGATCGAGGCGATGAAGGGTAATCATGAGCAAAAGAAAGCCCGCTACGAAGACAGTGCCGACCTTGCCCGCAAGCGGGTGATCGCCGCCATCAGCCAGTGGGTCGATAAGTTGGGCTACACCTTCGGGAGCCGTGAGGCGAAAGTGCGCTACGTGATGGGCATCGCCTGCCGCGCCGCCAACTGCGGCAACTTCAATGCGATCCCGGAGAGCCGCCTGTCGGCCATCTACAACCTCTATTGCAAGCGCAACCGCGTGGATATAACCGGCAATCCCGAATTGGATCTACCCATCTTAAAGAATTGACAATGGACAATTGACAATTATGGGACGCTATATACCATTACAAGACAAACTCGACGAAATCGAGGAACAGGGCAAACGTCTGCGCCGCCGGCTGGAATACCTGAAAGGCGAGCGCGACTTCCTGGTCGATATGCTGCTCACCCGGCCGACCCGGGACATGGAGGCACAACGCCGTTTACTCCAGGAGTGGGACGAGGAGATCGACAAACTGGACCAGTCGATCGCCTACCTCCGCCGGGAATATGTGAAATACAAAGAGATTCAGAATAAACAGATGTGTAACAATCAAAAACAACAGAAAAATGGAAGATTTAAGTAAACTCTCCAGTAAGGAACTGGAAGCCTTGTTGGAAAAGAAGAGAGCGGAAGAACGCCAACAGGCATTGGACAAACGCGCCGCCTACGAGGGCATCCGCGCCGAACTGGTACAGAAGGTGGAACAGAAGGTCCGTTCCGTGTGCGACGAAGTGAAGGGGTTGCACGCCTTTTGCGTGGACGAGATCGAGGCGTTCCGCCAGGTGCTTGCCGAGTACGGCCAGTTGCGCCGCGAGGGGCAGATGTCGTTCTCCATCCAGGAGGGTTGCTTCCGCATTGAAGTGAAATCAAACAAGGTGAAACGCTTCGACGAACGTGCCGATGCCGCCGCCTCGCGCCTGATCGAGTTCCTGCAACAGTGGATCGAAGGCAAGGAGGACGGGCAGGAGAACCCGATGTACCAACTCGCCATGACGCTCTTAGAGCGTAACAAGTACGGCGATCTCGACTACAAGTCCATCTCGAAGCTCTACGAGCTGGAGGAACAGTTCGGCGACGCGGAATACACCGCCATCATGAAGCTTTTCAAGGAATCGCACTTAGTCGAAGGAACGGCCACCAACTTCTATTTCTTCGAGAAAGACAAGATGGGCGTATGGAAGAAGCTGGAACCGTCGTTCAACCGACTCTGAAAAAAGTAAAGACCGCCACCCTCACCCCCGGCTGCTGGATCTACGTCTGTCCCTGTGGTTTCAGGTACACCGTCTGCCGGGTGGTGAGGACTTCGAGCAAGTGGATTGTCTATTGTTTTAAATGCAAACAACAAACAGGAAAATATTACAAAGTCATGGACGAACGATTGGAATTTGAAGAGAACTTCAATGGCAAGTTGAACTGCCGCTGTTTCACGACGATCCGTCTGCATCATCCGGTCAGGAATGCCATCGGGGCAGTGAAGCAAATCTATTTGAAGGGTATATGGAAAGGTAATGCGAAAATCTTGCAAGCCTCGACCATCACACTCGACCGTATCAACCTCCCGATAGCGAAGCTCGACTCGGGTCTCATGCCCGAAGAATGCCGACGGTTGATCCGTAACCTCTATCGGAACCGCCCCGGCATCAACTGGGAGGCACAACAGTTGGACTACCTCCTTTTGGAATATATCAACGAATCAAAAGAACCTAAATTATTTTAAGATGAAAAAGAAGAAACAATCCTGTGCCGCCAATCGGCACAAATGCCGCCCGGTCTTTCTGATCGAGCAGGAGCTGCGTGAGGCGATGAATGATGCCGCCTCCTGTCTCCGAAACCGGAACTACGCCCGCCATCAGCAGGCCATGCAGCGCATAGCACATTTGAAAAAGGAGCTTGAAGACTCCCGGATCGACCAACAGTTCCACGACGACAACCGCAATATGGATCGAGCCGAACGGGCTTTTTTCGGTAAGATCCTGCACTTGTCGCTCAACGAGGCCGACCTGGCGATCTATCATATCGAGATGTTTTTTGCCTACTTCAGCGACCGGGGCTTCAAGCCCGTCCCCGAATGGGAACACCGCAAGGGAGAGCTGATCCGTGCCATCAAGGCTTATCGTGAGTTCGTAAGGGTATTCTTCGAGGGAGCCGACCTGCGCGTCGGCAATGAGCTGAACTTCATGAAGCTTCTCGACCTGATCTCAGACCGCTGCTTCACCGACCGTGAACGGGTCTATTACGACAAGTATGAAATCAAGGCAGCCAATAAAATGGAGGACGGGGTATGATTATTGCAGTTGATTTTGACGGAACCCTCTCAATGGGGCCCTATCCTGAAATCGGGAATCCCAAACCATACGCGGTAGAGATGATGAACAAATTGAAGGACGATGGCCATTACATTATATTATGGACCTGTCGTCGGGGTGAGCGGCTGGAGGATGCTCTGAACTGGCTCTTGGAGCAAGGTATCCCCTTTGACCGCATCAATGCCCATGAACCGCAGAACCTCGCTCGCTATGGCGATGATCCCCGCAAGATTTATGCCCATTGCTACATCGATGACAAGCAGGTGGGCGGTCTGCCTACCTGGCCGGAGATTTATGAATATATAACGAATGAGGAAAAGAAATGGAAGGAGAATCTGAATAAAGTATAGGTATGAATAAAAAAATTTTTGGCTTAATAGGTCTGGCTGGTTACATATTGTTTCTTGCCGTCTTGGCTGCAGTGGCTTTTAAAATCAATTTTTGGCTTGGACTTCTTGTTATCTCTATCGAAATGATGGTTACATGTGCTATTGTAGTAAAAGACAATAAAAACTAACAACTAAATAGAAATGAAGTAATATGAGTGGAAACAAAGATAAGCTGATAGCCTTTAACTACTTCGGAGGTAAGTTTACCTGGTTGGAATATTTATACAAATACTTCCCCGATAAATTTACTCACTTGGTGGATCTTTTTGCTGGAAGCATGGTAGTATCTCTCAATTACAAAGGAAGAGTGATAAAGACGGCCAACGAAATTAATGCCGATATCACTAATTTCTTTGAGGTATTGAGGAATAATGAACTGGAATTGATACGGCTACTACTGCTCACTCCCTGTTCCGAATTGGAATACAATAATTCCTGGGAACCATCTGCAGACAAGATCGAGCAGGCCCGAAGATTTTATGTTCGCATCCGTCAGTCTTTTTTCGGACTGGGTGCACAACGCAAGAACAAGGGATGGCATTGCGCAAAACAACACGTAAATGCTCAAGGCGGTGAAACAGTTTCCCGATGGAATAATGCGATTGAGAAGCTTCATGATGTTGCAGAAGTAATACGCTCAAACTTTCAGATAACCAATTTAGATTATAGTGATTGCATTAGTCGGTTAGATTTTCCAGATGCCTTTTTTTATGTAGATCCACCATATCCGCTTGAGTGTCGTGCTTCATCAAACGATTATAAGTTTGAGTTTTCAGAGGAACAACACCGGGAGCTTTCCCTTTGATTACATGCAATCGAAGGGAAAGCGATGATAAGCAGTTATGACTGTCCTCTTATGCAAGAATTATACGGAGACTGGACAATGATCAAGTTTCCAGTCAAAAAGAACAACATTCGATCCAGCGAAGTACAGGAAGTTATATGGATAAATTATAAACCGAGATCCACTCAAAATATTTTTGAGATGGCTTAAAATTTAAAAAGACATGAAGCGATACAGAATAATTCGAGGCGATGCTTATAACGGCTGTATCCCCATAACAGTTTACTGGGTACAAGTATATGAGAATGGTTTTCTCTCCGGAAAATGGCGGAATGTGAAAGGATTTGACACATATTCCAGAGCGAAAGAGCTATATGATTTATTAAATAGTTAATTCAACTTTATTAAATAGTTAATTCAACTTTAAAAAGAACTGAACCTTGGGCGGCTTTGTAAAACCCATATTCATATGAGCGATTTTAAATCAAGATTGGAAACAGAACGTGATGAACTCAAAAAGAAGCTAACGAAGCTAAATGTGTTCAATGAAAGTGAGAAGGTCAATGATATTGATCCAGTTCAAAAATCTTTGCTCATTATTCAGGCTGGCGCGATGTATACCTACCTCGAATGCCTGAATGAGAGATTAGCACGATTGTAAAACAACCTACAAATTAAAAGAATAGAATTGTAATATTGAACTTAAGAGATAACTTTTTCTTTAAGTCTAAGGGGGGGATATAGGTTTTATGTACAACTTTAATTACTTTTGTATTTCTTAAGACACAAGAATATTATGGAAAATGAAATAAATGGTGCAATTCTACAAATCGTAAAGCGTGCAGATAAATGTGATAAAAATACACTTGTTGAAACATTTGTTAATTTGGGTTCATTACTTCCTCTTTTAAAAGGATGTGACAATCATATCTTGTATGGAAGACGTGGTACTGGTAAAACTCATATATTATCCTATTTATGTACTTTATTAGAGAAACAATATGATTGTCCAATTTATATTGATCTGAGAATATTAGGTTCAACTAATAGTATTTACACTAATAATCAATTACCTATTGAACAACGAGTCACAAGATTAGTTATTGATATATTTTCGGAAATTCATGACCAAATAAATTCTTTCATCACTCAAAATGATACAGCGAAAGAACAATATATAGTAGAAGCAGTTCCTATTTTGTCAAAAATATCCGAGGAGCTTAGTCAAATAAGTATTATTGGTGATACAACTGTGGAAAATAGGATAGAAATGGCTAAATCTAACGAACTTGAATTACAAGCAACAATAGGCACCTCAAGTGGATTAGAATTTGGAACATCTAAAAGAAATGAAGATAAAAAAGTTGAACAGATTACACAACATGGAACAACTGTTCGTTATTTGCATTTCCCTTCAATCATGAATCTATTTAAGGATTTATTATCCATTTTTTCTCCCCATAGAATATGGATTATTTTAGATGAATTTTCAGAAATACCATATGATTTACAGCCTTATTTATCAGACATGCTAAGGAGAACTTTAGCACCATTAAATAATATTGTTATAAAAATAGGAGCAATCGAACATCGTACCAATTTAAAAATCCAGATTGACAATAAACAATATATGGGTTTAGAGATTGGCGCGGATATTTACAGTTGCAATCTTGATGACTATATGGTATTTAACAATAATGATGTTCAAACTTTATTCTTTTTTAAAGAATTGCTTTATAGACACATTAATAGTTTATTACCTGATGGAGTAAAATATAATGATTCTACTAAGTTAATATCTGATTTATTTACACAAGAAGCAGCTTTTGAAGAATTAGCTCGTGCTGCAGAAGGTGTTCCTAGAGATGCCTTTAATATATTATCTGTTGCCGTAACAAATGACTTTTATAATAAAGTTTCTGTGCCAAATATTAGACAAGCTGCAAAAAAATGGTACAATCAAGATAAAGAAGCATCGGTAAAATCATACAAGGAAGCACGAAATCTTTTAAATTGGATTATTGATACTGTTATAGGCGAACGTCATGCTAGAGCATTTCTTTTACAAAGTGATGAAAATCATGAATTAATAGATTTTTTATATGATGCTCGTGTTTTGCATATTATCAAACAAAGTGTTTCTAGTAGAGATACGCCTGGGATAAGATATAATGTATACTCTATTGATTATGGGTGTTATGTCGATTTGATAAATACATCTCGTAATCCAAAGGGGTTATTTGAAGTTGAGGATGAAAATGGGGAAAATGATTTTTGCAAAGTCCCGCAAAATGACTATCGCTCAATAAGACGAGCTATATTAAATATGGCTGAGTTTGACAGTCATATACAAAAAATAAATACAAGGTAG